AGAAACTTTGCCTTTGTAAGGGCCTTTGTGATATTTACTTGCAGCCGGAAGCATAGAGCGAGGCGCAATCGTACGTTCGTACAACAAAATCTCCACCATGAATAATTGGAACAAAATGGTTCCCGTTTATGAGGATGAAGACACGGTGATTACTATAACTCCCGGTCGTGCTCCTGATTATGCCTGGTATGCTGCAATGAAAGAGCAGTATGAGCTTGAGAAATTTGCTCGTGAGATTGAATCTGCTATTGAAAATTCTACCTCTGAGGAGGAAATTGATGAGGAAGCAGATGGTACTGATACTGAAGAAGATGTGAGTGAAAAGACGGTGAAAACCCTCCCTAACGGGCGCTCTGTCGTACAGGTTTCGGGTAAGGATGTGATGAGTAGTGATTACGCGACCATTATGGCGGAAGCCGAGGTTAAGCGTTTGGAACAACAATTGAGAGATACTCCTTCGACAAGAGTCGATAGAAGACGCCAGCTTGAGTTTACTCGCTTGGCTATTGTGGAGTTTATGTTGTTAGCATTTGGAATATGCATACCCACTACCCACGCTTTGAGTACAGCGGAAGAATACTCCAATGCATGCTGCACGTTGATTTGGACATTAGCGTGTGCGTATGTTTTGTGGAAGTTTGGAACAGTTGCTGAGAAATTAGGAGCTGCTTTAGCGCAATTAATTTATGCGTTGACAAATGCCGTTGGGCTTTTGAGTACTGGCGTTTCCAATCTTCTAATTACCACCAATAAGATGATTCCTATAATTGTTGGTGAAGTGAAGAGTTATATGCGGGTGATGAAAGTCGCCGCTGCTGTCACTGCAGGTTGTCACCTGTTTGAAAGTGTGACCACCCTTTTGGGTTTGCCCTTCAAAGCGTTGCGCTACCTGTTCGGTGGTGATACGTGTGGATATGTTCACGAAAGCAAGGAAGGTGTGCAGAAATATAATAAGTATGGAACACTTATATCTGCCGTCCTTGCAGCTCTTATTTTTGTTGCCGCACCCATGTTGGGTTTTATGCGGGCATATAAGATGTTTGATCCAATTAAACGTTGTCTTGAAAATTTGCCGTATGTGACTTGGTTGATTGATTGGTTGAGTGCAGTCTGTAATGGAACTGCTACCGCCGATGATATCCCAGCAAGTGTGCGAGCATTCCAGTCCGGGGTAGAAGTGCCTGTTGGAACTGGTGGATATATGTACTCGACTGGTCGCGAATCTGATGGAAAAGTCAGTTGCGACGTCGGCATGTGTAAGCGACACGAGAAATGTGATGACAATCTTTGTTACTGTCGTTGCCATATTGAGGATGAAAAGAAAGAAGCTGAAACTGCAGTTGCCTGTGATGACCCGCGTGAAGGAACGATGGGTTTAGGCACGAATGCACAGCATCTCCTCAGACGCAACCAGATGACATTTGTTAAATCCCAGGAGGAGCCCATAGAATCACGTCGCGAACGTTTGGAAAAACTTGCGGATGATACGATCAAAGAACAAGATCGTCGTGATGACCTTGAGCGCCAGCACAAGTTTGCTTTGTTTGAGAAATCAAAAAAAGAGAAAGAAGACTTGGAAGCTATGGCCAAGGAAAAGGCGGCCGAGAATCTGGAGATCAATTTGTCTATAATCAAACAATCTTTAGGTAAGAACTTGGAACCCCCTCCCCTTGTTGTTGATGAACCTGATGAGGTTAAAGAAAAGAAACAAGGGTTAGAAGGGGAGTATCTGGGTGAGTGTCCGCATTGCTTAACTGAGCTAATCGAAACTGAAAAGGAGAAGTGCTTATGTTGCGGTGGAATGCTTGCTGAAAAACACCCGTCTCCAACAGAGATTGCACCTTTTTTAAAAGTGATTTTGTCCCCGGAACCAAAAACATGGTTCGGTGAGACATTGGCTGTGATTCAGGAAGGAGTTGGGATAGGGTATGGCGCCGTGCAAACGATTGCCAATCCCTTCTTATCGCATGTGCGCCTGCATAGAGAGTGGTATATCAGTGGAACTGTTGCCCTTATAGGTGCATTAGCAGCAATTGCTTATGCGATTAGTAAAAAGAATTCCGTTGAATGGGAAGATGAAGCTGGAGGTAATAACCGTAATAGGTCTATCCGCTACACACCCGTTGATCGCACTCGCACCCGCGGACATCGAGGGAAGGGCAAACATGCCCACCTTGTATCTGGCGGAGATGAACACGATCTTGATGCCGCAAGCATAGCCGAAGAGCGTGCGTTGCAGCAAAATGAAGAATTAGATCGTGCTTATGAGATTGAGATCGAGGAGGAAGACCGTCGGGCCCGTGTTAAGAAGCACGGTTTGACTGGCTGGGATGACACATCAGAAGATAAAAGTACTCGCAAAGAGCGGGCGTATAAACGCCGCCATCGTGAGGAAGAAACTGAATGTTGCCACTATAAAGCGTGCCCTAAACAATTGCCCATTGATGCCTGCCATAAGTGTAATACTTTTTGTGGAGGAGTCAACTGTGTGCATTGGGCAGGTTGCAAACCAACTGAAGTGTTGGAAAGCTTACCAAAAATCGCTGTGAAGCAAGAGAAGCTTAAAGATAAGTGGTTCCCTCCCCAACGTGATCCTTCTGTCATTGTGGCGCGCCGTAGAAATGCGTTGCGTGCTGCTAAGATGAAGGAGTACAGTCATACTGCACAGCAAGAACGTCAATTTAAGGCCTTGGCCACACGATTGGGTAAACGTTATGAACGTCCCGAAAGTTTGCTTGGCAAGGAGAAACTCTTGTACAGTATTATGGCGAATAGGGTTTTCAAGTTGTACCAAAATGATGTGTTTACATCAAGTGCCACTTGTATTGGAGACAAAGTTTTTGTCCCGCTGCATTCCCATGAGGATACAGACAACGTAAAGATTTCTAATGCTACCACTACAGTTAAGTTGGGTGGAGAAGTTGTCCCTATTGCAGATGATCTTGGAATTTATTTCCATAATGGAACTGTGAAACCAGTCGCAACAAAAATGCGCCCACCAAAGAATGAGATGGTGATGGTTATTGGTTTCCATGACCCTGATCAGGTTGAACCCTCATGTGGCGTTGGATTTGCAAGCTCTACAGGTTTGTACAACGCCCCTACCATGCCAGGTGACTGTGCTAGTCCGGTAGTTGCATGTGACGATGGAGCCGTTGTTGGATGGCACATCGCTGGATCTCAAGATGTGAATCGCTTTATCCCTGTTACAGAGGAGATTATTAAGCGAGCGCGGGCTACTAAGCCTGTGCTAAATAGCATGCTTTTTCATTAGAGCCCCCACTCCCCTCGACCCTTGTTGAGGGAGAGGGGTTTTGGGGGCGTTATCCTCTGGAATACCAGAATGGTTTCCGAGGAAATGCTGCTATATCTGAGCTCCATAAGAAGATGTTGAAACAGCAGTACTTTCCAGTGCTCGGTTCGATGCCCAAGAAATTTGTGGGTCGTAACCGCCGTGCGCTGGATATGTCTGTTGCCCAATTTGAGCTTGACGCTGATAAGTCAGTTGATCGAGCTAACTGGGGCCTTCCGGTACCTAATATCGAGGCTGCCTACATCTCACTTGCGAAATATGCCAAGGATGTACCTTCCATGGATACGGCGCAAGTTAACGCCATGAATATGGCTTGGGACTGGACGTCCCGCCATTTTGGTGTTCACATGCTGAATTCTAGAGTGAAGTCTGTTGAAGAGGTTTTACCAGGCATTGATATGTCTACCTCTCCAGGCGTTCCCTGGAATCGAAAGTACAAAACGAAGAAGATGATGTATGACGATTGGAAAGAAGAATTGCCGCGTTATATGAATGAGGATTGGGAACGGTTGAAATGTAACAATTATGTTGCCGTGTTCGGAAATTCCTTGAAAGAGGAAATCCGCCCCGCTGAGAAGTTAGCTGCTAATTCGTTGCGCACTTTTACAGCAGGTCCTATTGAGATGACGATACATGGGAATCGATTGTTTGAAGATATGAATCAAAAGATGTATCAATCTCATTTGCAGACAGCTAGTGTTGTCGGCTTTTCCCCCTGGAAAGGAGGTTGGGATGAGCTCTATAGGAAACTTTTGAAGTTTCCTAATGGATTTGCTCTCGATGAAAGCCAATATGATAGCTCCCTACGTCAGTATATGATGTGGGGTTGTGCTCGTTTGCGATGGTCTATGCTTAGAGTAGAGGATCAGACGGAAGATAACCTAAGTAGGCTTCTGGTTTATTACCAAAATTTGGTTAATACGGTCATAGTGACCTCTGACGGTGTGTTTGTGCGAAAAACCGGAGGTAATCCCTCTGGATCAGTTAATACTATATCTGATAACACACTTATACTTTACACCCTTATCGCTTATGGGTGGATTCGAACTGCTACCACTGAAATGTGTTCTTTTGAGAAATTTGAAGCCAATTTGGCTCTCGCACTTTGTGGTGACGATAACACGTGGACAGTGTCGGATGAAGCATTACCCTTTTTCAATGCGAGAAGCTTGATTAAGGAGTGGGCAACCATTGGAATAACAACAACAACTGATTCCTTGGACCCACGCCCCCCTGTGGAGCTAGATTTCTTGTCAGCGCATACAGTTTTTATAAATGGCAAAGCAGTGCCGCTCTACGATAGAGAAAAACTATTGACAAGCTTGCTCTACTCATCTGCACCAAATGACCCTGCGTATACGTTGGTTCGAGCCTGCGCCCTGTTGAGGGTTGGGTGGGCCGATATTCCAACGAGGGGTTATTTGAAGGAGCTCATACAATGGTTGATGAAGAAGTACAACCGTATGCTTTTGGACGACCCTGATTGGGTTGCAGCTCGTCAGCAAATCCCTAATGAGGATGATTTGTTGAAGTTGTTTGTTGGAATTCCTGAATCAAAGCAGGGGTTTACACGTGAAAAGACGGCTTTATGCCCTCCTGAACAAGGCGCGTGTTTTATCCAGAATGCTAGAAAGATGATTAAGCTGGATAAAAAGTTTTTCGTTGAGAGAGACTTAGAAATGAATGCACAAGTTGCAAGACCCCAGCGTCAAAGAGGACGCAAACAACGTGGAAAGAAAGCAGGACCAAGACCCCAGATTGGTCCACGCCTTCCTAATGGAGGCTTTTCAACTGGAGGAAGAGGAAGAAAACGAGGACGTAGATCCCGCCGTGGTGGAAAACGCGGTGGTGGTAATCAACAATTGACTATGAGAGGTCCTCGTTTGCGGATTGATGGGTTAAGGCCTATGAAACGCCATCCGTTTGGTAATGATGAGTATATTGATGATATCGTGGACTCAACCACCTCTTTGATTGAGAGTTATAGTGTTAACCCTGGACAAGCCAGTTTGTTTCCCTGGTTGTCAAAGGAGGCTATTTTGTATGAAAAGTACGTTTTTACACGTCTTGAATTTTATTACAAACGGGAGGTGAGTGAGTTTGCCACAGATGGCACTACTGGAAAAGTAGTTTATAGTTTTGACTATGATGCATCTGATGGCCCGCCTTCAGGGAAACAACAGCAGATGGACACGGATCCGCATAAAGATGCGATGCCATGTGAGAATTTTTCTCTCCGTGTTGATTGCCGTGAAGCCTTCAATAATGGCCCAAAGTATGTCCGACCAGGTGGTTTACCAGGTTCTGCGGATATTAAGACCTATGATATGGGTCTTTTGAATATTGGTGCCTATGGAAATGCTGCTTCTGGCAATAAAGTTGGTGAGTTGCATGTTCGATATGCTGGTTATTTTGAAAAGCCTGTTTTGGAGGCTACAACCACTGCTCCAGCCAATTTTTCTGTTTCACAGTATGCTTCTACCACACCGCAAACTTTGCCCAATGGTGGT